TTGCCTTCTGCTCGGCGTCGGCTGGTCCAGCTGCGGGAATGATCTTCCAGCCACGCTCGCGCAGGAGTTGAAGCTCCTTGCTGCCAGCAGGCAGAGTCACGACTCGCTTGGACTTGGGCGAGGATGCAATGCAGAACTTCGACATTACATCAGCCTCATCGTCTTGATCCGGACCGTGCCAACGAGTCCAGCGGGATCACCAGCCGAGTTGCAAGACACGGTGAGGTGAGTCCCGTTCTTCCAGACCTGTTGGGTCTTTCCGTTGGTGCCACCATTCACACCTGACGTCAGGATGCCAACCGCCGAGATGCTCGCGCCATCGATGAGGTTATCACCGGATGTCGCGATGCTCGTCGCATTTATTCCCGCGTCGATCGTCAGCGAGTCAGCCGTCGCACGCGTCGCGATATCAATCGCGAAACACGTGATGATGAAGTCCTTGCCGGTGTCGTTGGTGATGCCGAGCATCCCTCCAGCACCGGCTGCCGTGAGCAGAGTAAAGGTGCCTGCACCCTCTTCGTACGTGATGTTCATTACGGGATCACCGCCGCAAACGCGAGGCGCGTTGAGTCGTTGCTGTTAAGCATCGTCGGAGGATTGGGCGAGGCCCACGCAATTCGCATGACAGCGCGGAGCGCAACCATGTCCTGCTGGGCGAGGTTGTAGATGATTTCCCCCTGCGAATCCTGAATGACCGCCTCGGTGAGAATCTTCCACGAGATGTCTTGACGAAGAGCCCAAACGAGCTTCGACCAGTCGCCGGCAATGAAGTCGAACGAAGTCTGTGCGAAGTTCTTGATGAACTCAGTCGGTCGGCCATCAATCGTGTACGTGGTCGGGGCGGACGGGCCGCCAGCCTGGTAGTTCTTGAAGATCGGCTCACCGTTGCCGGTTTCAGCGCGAAGTCCACGAAGCCGGGCCTTCATGGTGTTTCGGGCCAGGACACCGGAGACGTCATAGCCGTCTGCTTCGACCAGCCCGAAGATGCCGGCCTCACCGAGCAGAACATCATAGATGTCCGACCCGCCACCGACAGCGGACGAATAGTCCACCGTCTGCGAAGCCGCGACGCATTGGGCGAGAATGTCGTCAGGCCAAGCAGATGGAGCGTTGGTGCCGATCAGGACTGCGGCATCAAAAGCCGCGCCCATTGCCTCGACGATGCGAGGCTTTGCTTCGGCCCAGATATCGTAGTCGGCGTCGTCCAGGACTGCTTCAGGAATCGGAGTGATGACCGCGAGCTCCTCGACGTTGAGGTAGACGTTCTCCCACTCCGTATTGGTCGTTTGCTTCTGGCCAGTGTCGCCATCGACAAAGTATGCTGTTGGCAGGACATCAAGGACCGGAAGGCGTTGCTTTTTGCGGGAGATGTTCGGCATTCGTCGGCCAAGTTTCATGACCGTTGACGCCTGCACAACCTCCTGGATGATTTCGCGAGACACCTCCTCAGGGATGAGGGCCTCGGCGTTAGTGCGAGTAATCATGTGTTTGCTTAAGTGGCTTGACCAGCCGCATGGCGGATGATCGTGTTCATGTCGAGCTTCCCTCCGCTCCCACCAGCTCCAGCTCCTGCGTCGCCGCTACTCTTCTGCTTCTCGCCAAAGAGTTCTGGATAATCTTTCTTGAGGGAGTCGAAATTGACCCGACCTTTGGAGTCGATGAGCCCGTCTTGCTTGACCGCGATCCACGCCAGCTTCACGTTCGAAACGCCAGCCTTGCCAGCTTCTTCAAGAAACTCGACATAGGAGTTCTGATCCTCCAGTTTCGAGTTGAGTTCAGCGAGAGATTTTTCAAGCTCGCTGCCCTTCTCCGCTTTGGCGGAGAGTTCCTTGATTTGCTTTGCCAGGTTTGCGGCATTCGTTCGCTCGCTGTCGAGAGCACCCTTGAGCCCCTTTGTATGGGTCTCCATGAGTGCCTTTTGCTCGTCGGTCAGGCTCTCGGACCATTTTTCAAATGTGAGCGTCTCGCCCTTGCCTTCGCCCTTACCGCCATCGCCTTCGCCGGCCGCACCTCCCGTGCCACCGCCTTCACCAGTTGATCGATATGGGCGCAGAAATCCCTTCTGGATGTCGTACATCAGCCCGCACGTGGGGAGGCACGGAGATCACGTCAACCTGAGAGCGATTTGAGCGACTTCTCGCGGCGACCGGCACCCCACTTGCTTGAGTAGGTTTCGAGCACGAGATCATCAAGCGATATCTCGCCGGACTCGTAGAGTTCGAGCTTGCTCTCGCCAAGAATCTCCATCTGGTCAGAACGGGAGAGTGAGGCGAACCTCTCTGGTCCAGACACGCGATCCTCTGACCATTCGGTCACTGGAATCGGTGAGCATCGGCACTGAGGATGCGAAGCGAACGGCTCGTCGATCGGGAATTGCTTACCGTCCATTGCCCAGCAGACGGGGCAAGTGCGGGTGTCAAGCGCCGCCGACCATTCCCATTTCAGAACCACATCCTCGTTCGCTTTGTAATTCTCAAGCGCAGCGGATCTGTGAGACCGTATGATCTCGGTCCTGGCCACAAGCGTCGAGTGATTCCTCAGCTGACGTAGCGACTCAAAAGATCGCCCAATCGGGGACTCGCCTTCTGGCAGATTCTTCATGGCCTTCGAGATCGCCCGCGCCGCGGCCCTCGGATTCTCGCCGATCGCGACGCTTTCGGTTAGCCCGTCCTCGATGATCCGGGACCCCTGAACTCCGTACCGATCGAACACATCACGGAGCGGCGAACCATCGGCGGTCGTCGCCACGAATTGGTGGAGGGCCTCGATCGGGAGACGGTTCCACGAGACGCCGATCGAGGCTCTCGGCACCTGAACTTCGAAGTACTCCTGGGCGGCAGCGGCGGCCATCGCGACGGCATCAGATTGTCCGACCGCAACGTGGGATGCTGTCAGGCCCGCCCAGTTTGCTAGATCGGTCTGGATTTGGGCAAGTAGCGCGGCAAGGCGATTCTCCCGAAGGATCATCGCAACCGTGATGACGTCGGCATCACCAAAGGAAAGGAGAAGATCGATCAGTCGCCGGCCGATTCCGCCATAGACCAAAGACCAGGATGCCACGATTCTGCGAACCGTCTCGGTCTCTCGCTCAATCAGCAGGCGCCGGTGCCTTGCTACCGCATCTTCCAGTTGGCTCATGCTTCAGGATCGCGGGTCATGGTCCGTTGCGCAAGTGCAACGGCGGCGGCGTCTTCTTCGGCACGCTCCTTGGCCATATCCTCGATCTGATCGTCAGTCATGCCGAGCTCCCGCTGATTCTGCCTCTGTGACCAGCCCAGCACCTTCTTCTTGATCCCGTTCTCGAGACGCTCTCCCATACCGATCGGAGACGTGTCGCGCCAAATCGCCGCACAGTCGTCGATCTCGATGCCGAGCGAGAGGGCGAAAGCATCCTCCCAGGTATTCCCAAAGAGCACTTGGGCCTCTTCGACAGCATCACGAAGCGGGGCCTCGATGACCATCAGCGCGGTTCCGCTTGGAATTGAGGCATCAGTCTGGAGATAGTAAGAAGGGACACCGGATACAAGCCCGATCTCTTGCCGGAAGTCACGAACAACGGCAAGGAGCTTCTCGGAGTCGCCGGCATCGAGCTGCCCGAAATTTGCATCTTCGTTTCCCGTCACCCAGAGGTTCTTTCCCTCGAATGGGTTCTTGGGCTTTCCATCGGATCCCATCTCGACATCGATGCCGGTGACCCAACGTTGCGCCATCGATGTCGCCTCGCCGTTGACGAACAGGTCAAAGCATGCCTTGTTGAGCGCATCCTGAAGGGGAATAACGTCCGCGATGGCAGACGTTCCGAACTCGCCTGGGCCGGCCATGTTAGCAAAGTGGAACACCGGGACGCGTTCGAACTTGTGCGTTTGGATTGCCGCTTGCCCATCAGCTTCGTATGGACGAATCGACATGGACTCAGGCTTATCCGAGATGACCTCTGATTCCGTGATGTACCGCTCGCACCGATCTTTGTAGTAGACCGTGATTCGCAGAGCTTTCTTCTTCGAATCCTTGGGCTTCGTTGCCCAAACCTTGACCGCGCAAAGGAGATCGCCTGGCGAATCCTCGTCGTAGACCGGGCAAATCACTCGAGGCTTGTTCCGGTAAAACCGCACATTGCCATCCACTTCCCACGCGATCACATAGGCGTCGCCGAAGAGGTAGGCATCCTTGTGGACGAGGCGCTGAAGTCCGTCCATTCGAGCTCTACGAAATGCATCTTCGGATTCTTTGTCTTGGCCCTTCGCTGAGACGGACTCAAGGATGGTCCGAGCCTTGTATGTGTTCACGACCTTGCGACAAAGGTTGTCGGCGAATTCCTGGAAAGTTGCCCCAAAACGCTGGGTGAACGTGCTGGATGCGAACTTCATCGCGTGGATGCCAGCGTAATACCGATCGTAGGTGTCGTAAAGGATGACCCTCTTGGCGTGGGACTTGAGAGCTTCCGCAATCAGGTCGCCTGATTCCAACTGATCGATGCGGGATGCCTCAGAAGCCATAGACTTCGCCGTTTGCACTAATGAACAGATGGGTCAACCCCCAGACCAAGGCGTCCATGCGATCGGGCGAGGCCTGGTTGAGCAGGAGCGGCTCATACTCGCACATCTGGTCCTCGAGATCCGCGAACGTGCCGACGTGATGAATTCGGAACTGCTCGTAGAGTGCGGAGATCGGCTCGGCGCGTGTCCACTTGCCTTTCGATGCCCAGACCAGCTTCACCGGGATCATCTTGTCGACGTTGCGGATCGTCGAGCCCACCATGTCGCCACCGTTGTTGCGCTCGGCTACGATGCAGTTGGCCTGCCAGCGGTGAGCGGCATTGACCGCGATGGTCGCCCATTCGTGAGGCGTTGCGACCGTCGAGAGATCTTCGAGCACATAGCCATGGCCATCCGAGCCTTTCCCGACGACAACGATGCCATGCTCGGCGGCGTCCTCGCCTGAGCTTGCGGCGGGGTCAATTGCGACGACAACAGAGACCAGTTCGGGAATCTGGCGAATGCGCGTCTTGTCGATCCACCGGCGTTGCCAGAGCGCGTTTGGATTGTCCTCGAGGTACTCGCCCTCGATCTCCTGTCGACCGAGCCGGGTGCCTTCGAACCGGTTCAGAATCTTCTTCTTGAATGACTCGGGCAGGTTCCGCTCGTTGGCCATCATCGAGCCTCGCGTCATCAGGACATCTCCGGAAGACAGGACCGCCTTGTACGTCTTGGTGGGCTTGGGCGTGCCGGTCAGGATCAGTCGTGGAATGTAACCTAAGCGGAGCCCGAACTCGAGGTTTTCGAACGTCTCGGTGTACCGCCAAGAGGCGACTTCATCCCCCCAACCATAGTGATGCTGAGGGCCTCGGAGTTGGTCTGGCTCATCTCCGGAGTATGTGAAAGCCACGCTTCCGTTGGGCCAGATCAACCGGCGCTTTGACGGCTTGTAGGTGGGCCGAAACCACGGCGGTGAGCATCGCATGATGCCTGACTCGCCAAGCACCATGACATCCCGAACGTCGGCAGCGGTGCGGCCGATAAGTGCAATCTGACAGCCAGGGTCCCACTCGGCGAGGAACTTCACTGCTTCCGCGCCGACGCGAGTCTTGCCAAATCCTCGACCCGCTTGAATCAGCCATGTGGTCCAGCTGTCTCCATGGGGAAGAAGCTGATTGCCACGGGCATAGAACCGCCAATCGTAGTAAAGCTGCGTGCGCTCGCTTTCCGAGAGACTATTCAGTATCCGAAGACGCTCGGGCTTTTCCAACCTGCCGAGCGATTCGGCGTTCGAGGTCATCGGTCGTAATAAGGGGAGCGCCATCTGCACCTGTCATTTCAGTTCGTGTCGCGTAGCCACGGGCCTTGCCCTTGCGCGAAAGGAGAAACTCGACAGCCCACCGGTCACCGGCAAGCACCGCCTTGAACAGGCGCGACTCGCCGACGTCGAGGATCATTTCGCTTGCCTCCTCAATGGCAGTCGCGATTTTGGGAGACCGCTTGGCCCTCTCGTAGATAGCCTGCCGCGAGCACTTGAGCGCCTTTGCGGCGATTGAGATCAGTCCGTTGGACCGGTTTACGGCTTCGATGATGTCTTGGTCTGAAAGTCGGCGTCCCACCGGCCTCCTTGTGTCAACTTTGTCAAATCAGCCTCTTGCTTCCTCGTCGGATCAATCGAATTCGGTCGGGATGTGGCGGTCCGGAAGGCGGGCGAAACGTCCGCTCAATCGGGACATGAATCTCGCCTTTGATATCGTCGCGCCGGCAGTGGATGACGGGGTCAGTCCCAATGTCAACAATGCAGCTCCTCTGCTCGACGGTTATTGAGATTCTCTTGCCGCCAGGAGTCGTGGCCACATTCTGAAGAAGGCAGGTGCCGCGAAACTCTTGCTTGGCGACGTCAAGCAAGCGATTTGCGATAATATCCGCCAGCCTTTTAGTGCATTCCTCGTCAATGAGATTTACGGCTTCCCTGGCTGTCACTTGAAACTCCAACCGAATCCCGCAACGAAAGCCATGCGCCCGATGACCGGGCCCTGCTGCTCAAACAGCCCGTAACCACTCACCCCAAGGTAAGCAAACGCGCCACCCGTCGCATACTGGGCGCGAGCATTGCCGGCGAGCCCGTAGAGCGGCCTCTCGTCGCCAATCTTGGTACCGACAGCCGGGCCGAATCCGGCGTAGTAGCTCAACTTACCACTGCCGCCGAGCCTCTCGCGCACGAACTCGTAATTCAGGAGTTGGTATGCCGCGTTGTCGAAAGACCATGCGTACTCCCACCGGAATTCAAGCGGAAGATGTTCGGATGCAGCGAAAGGCAGAGGGAGCGGCTTGAAAAGGTCGGTGGCTGGCAGTGCGGGTTTAACCAGCTCGCCCCGTTCGATTGAACCATTCGCCGCCCCTTCTGCCAGTTGCCGAGCCTCGGTGGGCGAGGAAGACGCCGAGGACACCGGCAACCGGTAGTCAAGGGCATTCCCCGCCACGAGAGCGGGGGTCGCCAGACAGACAAGCAAGCTGAGTAGGGCAAGGAAGCGCGTCACGCGAACACCTCACCAACGCCAAGGCCACCAACGAAGGCCGCGAGCACCTTCGAGATAGCCAGGGCAACATCGTATTTCGCCGCAGGGTCGATCAGCTTCGCCTTGCGGAACGTCGCTAGGTCTGCAAACAGCACACTCAAGGCCGCGAGACCTGCGATCACTAGTTTCTGATACTCCATCATTCCTTACCTTTCTGCCGTAGCCATGAGACGTCGGTCTTGATCTCTCGCAGGTCTGACGCCATTGCGTTCACCGTCGCGGTGACCTGTCGATTCTCTTCTTTCTGCTCAGCGACCTCACGCAAGAGCGCGTCATGCCGCTTCTCAAAATCTCTCTGCCCCGATTCGACCTGGTATTTGAGTGCCCCGAAACTCGCCGCCCCGCCCGCCACAATCACGAAGCAGGAAATCAGGAAGGCGTTTAGGGGCAGAACCTTGGGCCCCTCGTCGTTGTTGGTCAAAACCTTCATAACTCGATAAACCCATGCGCGTAGCGATTCTTCAGACCCCACATAGTGCGAGTGCGCTTGTAAACGCCGTCACCTTCTCGTGAACCACTCTCACCGTCTGTGTTGCCCTCGATCGTTCGGAACACCCCGAGAATAGGCTTGCCAAGGCAGATGAAGATATGCCCGGTGCCATTCGCATTGACCCAGTAGCCAATCCTGCCGCGTTCCGCGGTGTCCCGCTTGCGACCTGTCTCTACCGCCCATGCTCGCCAGTTCGCCACCAGCGCAGACTTGCTCTTGCGCGGAAGTTCGCTTGCGGGACGCCCAGCCTTGAGGCAACACCAATACAGGAACGCCGCACACCACGGGTGTCCCTGACCAAGCCCAGATGCTTCAAGATATTGCTTGACTTCTGGCCCTCGGTTCGAACCCAACGGCTTTTCCCGAACCCCAACCTGCGAATCCGCCCAAGCGATCACGCGCTCAGAAGGGCGGGCAGACTTGTATTGGCTATCTGACAGCCATGCGACGGGGCTGAGGTTCACGCCCCGCGATGGGCGAGGCTACTTACGGCGTCAACCTGCGAGACGTGCGAGAACAGGCTCCAAGTGCCAGTCGAGCGGAGACGCCGCAGCTGGTGGCCGATCTCCTGGACCCTCGTCGAGCATGCGCTTGACGTTCCGCCATGCCTTTTCGATGGCTTGTTTGGTGATGCCTTCGACCGCACCAGCCTCGGCGTATTGGCTCTCGGTCATGACGGCCATCGCTCCACGCTTTTCAGCATGTGTGAGGAAGGGCCAGAGTCTTCGGATCTGCGCGACATCGATCGGGGTCTGCTTCTCGCCTCCGGCTGTTCGTTCTACAGACTCCGAATCTGGTGCCTCGTGCGATGCGCGGCGCAGGTCCTTGTCCTTGGCCTTGAGGAGGGCATTCCTGATAACCTGAGAGACGTACGGAGTCGCTGGGCCCCTGGCTGGATCGTACGATCTGAGAGCAAGCGTTGCCGCGGCAAGCGCGATGGCCGTGTTGTCTCCTTCGTCGTTTCCGGGAATCCGATACGACCGGGCGATGAAAGAGATGAGCGAGTACATTTCGACAATCGCGCGTTCTTCGGCGGTTCGATCTCCGCGTGATGCTCGCTCTGCGTAGAACTGAATCTGTTCTCGCCTTACCTCCATGCCTGCTAAGACGCTGAAGCAACCTTTACCGCTTCCTCACCAGTCATTTCTTCCCATCGACGCATCGCGACCTCACAGAAGACCGGCTCAATCTCCATGGCAAAGCACCTGCGAGATTCCTTCTCCGCGGCAATGATCTGTGACCCACTTCCACTGAAGGGTTCGTAACAAATCGCGCCGGCCTTGGTGTGCTTGCGCATCGGAACAGCGAGGCCAGGACGTGATTGCCGGCCATGACCATGCCATCCTTCCAAACCTTGAGCACACCATTCATCCCGAATTGGACCAGCGAACTGGTGATGGCGGAGACGTCGCCCGATCGATAGTTTCGGTCCCATGTTCGGAGGGTTGAGAGTTTTCGGTGTTCCACGTCCGCTACGCATTTCAAGCCCCGAATGTCAACCGTAGTAGTCCGCGTTTGGGTCGATGAACTTAAGGTGCTTGGTATCGAACGACACGGCCTCTATCGATCCCGTGTTGCCGAACCTCGACTTCACAACAACGATGGTCGTATCAGCAGCACCCTTTTCACGATCCAATCTCAAGACCAATCCAGCGTCATTCTCCGCCTCAGGAGACCAGCGCGTCACTTTTTTGCCATCCCGCTCCGTGATTTGCGATCCGAGAATCGTTGCCGTGTTTTTCCCAAGCCGGCGAGACAGGGTTTCGATTTCTGAGGCAACGTCCATGACCTGCTCGAATTTCCGCTGAGACATAGACCGGATGACCTGGAGGTAATCGATCACCAGGAGATCGATCGGAGATCTGAGATGTTCCGCGATCACAGTCGCGACGAAGCTTTCGATGTTGCCGGCCGCCTTCGACTTTCGCCCATCGTAGAAAACGAATCTGTTCTTCTCGTTGTCATCGGCAAACGCATCATTGACTTCAGCCATCGCTGATTCCCAGTTGCTGAAGAGTCCCCCAGCCCGAGCCTGTTCAGCGGTCGAGTATCCCGTCAAGAGTTTTAGCATTCGGCGCTTGAGTTGGGCGGGAGCAAGGTCCGCAAAACTCGCATACATGACTCTTCGACCAGATCGCCAGGAGTGCACGGCGACTTGAACCAGGAAAGGCGTCTTGCCGGCGCCCGTCATGCCCTGAACGATCGTCGTCTGAGCGCAGGGTAGGCCACTCGTGTCAATCATCGCGTCCAGCGTCGGGAGACCAGTCGGAATCCCAAGGTCACCTTCGTCGCTCAATTGAATGTCGTGGAGTGACTCAAGAGTGTTGCCATTCGCTTTCGCTGTAACTCGGTGCCACGCTTCCGAGGCAGATTCAAGCATCTCGCTTACGGAAAGGTCGGGCTGCTGGGATATCTTGGCAATCTCTCTGGCCGCCGTCTGCATACGCCGAAGCGTTGCTGACTCGAGAACTTGACGGGCGTAGTACTCGCAACTTGAGATGCTCGGGACCATTTCAGCGAGTTGGACGAGGTATTCGATTCCGCCTGCATCGCGTAGTTTCTCTCGCCTCGTCAGTTCGTGCTTGAGCGTAGCGAGGTCAACTCCGATCCGGTCGTGGAAGAGATGGGTTATCGCCGTGAAGATCGTCCGGTGCGGAGGGATTGAAAAGTCATCCTCTGCGAGCATGGAAATACCGGTCGCGACTGCTTCCGGCCCCAGGATCATCGCACCAAGGGTGGCGGCTTCGGCATCGATAGCGAGTTCCAGAACCTTGGGTGTCAAGACGCCACCTCGGACGGGATCTCAATTCCTTCGGACTCGAGCAGCTTCCGACCGACCTCACCATGCTTGGCCAGGAATCGCCGCACCTCCTCGACGTGGCCGACCGCGTGGGGCACGAGGTAAATCGGCAGCGGCATGTCTCTGGCCTCGAAGTAGGCCTTCGGTCGCCGGCCAAGCCCAGGGTCGAAAGTTCGATAATCCGGGTCATCAGGCGAGTCTGGGACGGGATCGGGAAGTGTGTACTCGGCCTCCCAACGAGACTCGCGGAGCCAGTTTGAAGCTCGAGCGATGAATTGCGATTCAGTCCCAAAGGCCCTGACGAACTCGCGATATCGGCCGGCGCCAGCGATGATCGACTCAAGGTCCTGACGGGCCTTCCAGAGCTCGGTGAATTGGTTCTTGAGTCTGGTTGAGGGTGACTCGTCGGACCGGAATGGGTAAGCCTTGATGAACCTATTCCAAGCATCCTCAAGTTCATCGCCCGATCGATGTCTTGGTGGCTCGACGGCCTCGCGGGTCTGTTGAGTAGTTTTGGTTTTAGTATTGTCTCTGTCTATGTCACTGTCTCTGTCACGCGACAGTGTAACGGCGTTACTGTCCGTTACGGTCCCGTTACTCGTAACGGCGTTACTGGCCTCTTTTTGAGGACCATCAGGTTCGCGGCGCGACTCCCTGTAACGCTTTTGTCGTTCTGCGTTGGTTTCATCGCGGCCTTGGTACTTTGACCAATTGACCACGACCCAGTACCCGTTTTCAACAATGATCGCGCCGTCGTTGACACCCGCCTGCAACATCTTTGAGACGGACTCCTCACCCATCCCCCACTTCCTGGAGGCGATGAGGGGCTCTAGGGCGCGAACCCTGCCCGAAGTACCGAGCGACTTGACGTAGCAGAGGAATTTGATCCATGCCAGTTGGCTGCCTTCGCTCAATGTAAACAGCCAAGGGGAGTCATCCCAATCTACGTTCAGCCGAAGCCAGCGCGACTCTTTAGCCACGATGCACCTCGATCGTCAGCCGTGCGCACCGGTGGCCACGACTCTCCAGTTCGCCAAGAATCTCCAACCGGCCGAGTTCCACTCGCTTGGCGTTGTCATCCACCACCAGCCCAGATGCGACCAGGGCGTCCTGGGCGTACTTGAGGGCGGCGATGGCATTGTCCTTGTCTTTGGGCCGGTACAGGCCATCCGATACCACCCGCCCCTTTGAGTTTCGAAGACGTGCTGTCATCAGGCACCAGTGAAGCGTTACTCTCTCGGCACGGTCAAGTCGAAGAGTCCGCAAAATTGCTAGACAATCGGACTTGTACTCCTTGGCCGCTTTGCCCGTGATCGCCCAATGACCTCCACGCTTTCGCGGCGCGAGAGCGACGGGCGGCAGAGGCAGCGAGACCGTGATGCTCACCATTGCTGCTCCTTCCAAGTTTCGAGATCGGTTTCTTGGCTCGTCATCTCATAGTTCCAACTCTCAGGCCCCATGTCCCGGAGGTCCGCTCTCGCCGAGATCGTGACGCCCAGAACGACGACGCCGAGGACAGAGAGGGCCAGAATGGTAATCGCGCCAACGATGGCCAAGAAGGTCATCACGAGAGCCCAGCCTCCTTCTTCGCCCTTTCGAGAATCTCCCTGCGCTCACGGATCCGCTGCAGGAGCACTTCCCGCATCGGCTTGGTTGCCTTCTTGAGATCCGCCTCGTATTGCGCGATCTTGATTTCGCACTCCTGGATCACAGACATGCGCTGGCTCTGAGCTTCGAGTCGACTCTGCGTCTCGGGAGCAGTCATCGTCCTATAGCCGGCTGCGTCGTAATCGCTCACTGGACCTCATCCTCCGGGTCGAACAGGCTTGGAGGAGTGATGATCTCGATGGCTTGCTCGAGCATGGCAATGCGCCGGTCCATCAATTCCTGCGTCATCTTCCCCTCTGCGACATACCGGGCGTACACCCGCCTGCGCTGGTTGATTTCGCGCCTCAGCTCCTTGGCAATATCTTCGTTTGAAAAGCTCATTTCGAAATTTCCGCCTCCTTGCGGATATGGTCGAGGTCGATACTCAGAAGGTCCGCGTAGGCAAGCAGAACTTTCGGAGTTTCGACGCGTTGGTAATCGTTGTCGCCGTAGGGCACCTCGCGGCGTGCCGCCACGCCTAGAATCACGTGAGCCAGCTGGGATGGCGTGAACGACGCCCACGTTGCTTCGACCGACTCGTTGAACCGGTTACCGTTGCCGGCCGTTGGGATGCCAAAGTCAGGAATGCCAACTCCGGAGTATTTGGCACCACTCATCGGCGGGAACTGGAACGCGCTCACGGTCGTCGAAATGTGCGCCCGGATGATCGGCTCGATGCCCTCCCATGTCATGTCCTGCGGGATGGCCTCGCTGATCGCGAGTGAGAGCAGGTGCCGGTACTTGTTCTCGAGCTTTTGCCGAGCCAGTTCGGCCTTTCGGTCGGCCTTACTGGAGGCTCCTGTCTCGTCTGATCGCAGGACGACCATGAATGGCTCACCCGGCTTGGCTAATCCATATGATTGTTGCGAAACGGCCCTGAATGCATGATCTGGCGGCTCCTCATCTGGACGTATCATCCGGTGAGTTTGCGGGTCGAACGCAGCCGCTCCCTCGGATTGCTGAATCCGCTCAAACCACGCATCGGTCTTGGCTTGGAAGCATTGTCGGTTTTGGCAGATATGCCCACCGCCTTCGTCAAAAAGCGAGTTTGCCGAATTGAAAGCGCATGCCGAGCACTTTCCAGCCATCGGCAGGAGATTCTCGTCGTTGGGATCCCACTGCGCCGCCTCAAACCGACTGCTGCGGCCAAGGACCCAAACCTTGAGATCGCCCACGGTCTTAGGGCCGTAGTAACCGCGGAATGCGACGAGAGCATCCGCCTGCATTTCCTCGGGAATCGTCGCGGCAATCTCAGCCCACGCGAGTGTGACCTCGCCGGTCTCGAGGGCATTCTGGATCTCGGGTCTGAGCGCCAGCAACTTGAGTCGGCGGTTTACAAATCCCCAAGACCGCCCGATTTTGCCGGCGATGTCTCCGATCGTCATGCGTTCGGAGAGGACCTGCAAGCAGCGGGCTTCATCGAGCGGATCAACATCGACACGCTGCAGGTTTTCTACGATCTGACATTCGATGACTTCATCATCTGAGAGTTCTCGTAGAACGATCGGAATGTCTTTGAGATTCGACAACTTCGCCGCTCGCCATCGGCGTTCGCCGGCGACGATCTCATACTTGACTTTCGACTTTGGATCAGCATCAGGGATTTCTCGGCAGAGGATCGGGGAAAGAAGCCCGACCTGATCAATTGATCGCGAGAGTTCAGCCAGCGCCGTCTCGTCGAATCGCTTGCGAGGGTTGGTCGGTGACGGCATGAGTGCCGACACCTTAACCAACATGGGAGTCGCAACTCCCCGACTCATTTCGACTCCGCGAGTGCTGGCTGCTCGGCTTCGTCAGCGTAGGGATCGGGAGCCACATCCTTCACGGTCGGGCCGCTGTACGGCTCTTCCTTGTACTCGGCGTCGATGATCGCCGGATCAGGCGTAGTCTCCGAATCCGTAGCCTCAGCAGTGGTCTCGCCACTCTCCGGCAGTTCACCGTCGAGATACGCCACGAGCTGAGCCTCGGTCTCAACTCCTGCATCGTGCGCTTCTCGGCAAATGTCCGACCAGACCACTTCGCGACCAACGCACAACGCCTTGAAGGAATCAAAAGCGGCTTTCTTCATGCCGATCGACTTCACCCAAGCCGAAACTTGCTCGATTGTCATCTTCGGCGGTTCGGCTTTTGCGGAGTCACTCTTTGACTGAGATGAATCGACGTCAATGGACTGGTCCATCTCCTCCGATGTGTAGAGCCCGGAGAGCTCGTTCGGGAAAGCCTTCCGCAGGCCAAGCGCCTCTGCGACCTTGGCAAGCATTAAGTCCGGCATCTTCTCCCACAGACCGGTCGGTCGGCCATCTTTCACCTGAACGTACGAATCGTATGTTGCGACGGACCAAAGCGGCTCTGCAAAGTCAGCGCGCAGAACACCAACCTTGGCGGCCTTTGGCGGAGTTTTCTCCAGCCAGACTTCTTTCCAAACGCCATCCTGTCCGCACCAAAATGGGCCCAACTGGCCGCGATACTTGGCAGATCGCTGGGCAATCAGGCGGAATCCATCGATAGCGACCTGGATAGTCATGGTCTCGCGCTTGGCTTTCCCATTCCATCGCTTGATCGCGTAAATCTGCCTTGAGAATGGGTCGAGTCCCGTTCGGTTGCATTGCGTGATGAACAGTTCCAGTTCGTCGTCGGTCGCGCCCTCGGCGATGGTTCGTTTGATAAGGTCGACATTCGATTGATCGAATTGGACAAGAGCCGTGGTCGGGTGCGCCACGGCGAGTTCAGTTGTTTCTGCTTGTTGACTCATTGGGTTTCCTGGTCGGGTTGACCGGTCGGGGAGCCAGCAGGTACGATCTTCATCGTCTGTGGAGTCGCATTTTCTGCTGGCTCTTGAGAAGCTCCGGTTTGGTCGCCGGGGCTTTCTCGCTTTAGAAGTGGCAGTAGCCGGGCGAGGATGTTGGAGATGGTGTTGCGGTGAACCCCAAACTCTTGGGCGAGCCGCGCTTGCTTTTCGCCGCCTGCGACCCGTCGCGTGATCTCCATTTCCTCGTCGTGCGTGAGTGCTCGTCGGCCTCGAATCGGCCGAGTCATCACTGGATTGTGCTCCTGCATGAGCCAGAGAATAGCACCAGGGCACAATTTTGTGCAATATAATGGGAAAAAGTTTTGCACAATCTTGTGCTGATGAATCCTGGAGAGAAGGTCGCCCTGGCCCGTCGATACCATTCCCCGTCGCTGACTCAAGCGGCGCTGGCATCGATGCTGCAGGTCAACCGAGCAACGATGGCCAAGTGGGAATCGGAAGGCCGGTTTCCGCCTGATGCCATCACCAGGGTGGCGGTGCTGCTAGGCATTCCAGAAGGGTGGTTCTACGATGGCGGGTCGGGACCTCCGCCCCGTTCAGCAGGTCATTTGACACTCGCAAAAGAACCGGATGTCGTCCGAGAGTCAGGCAGCCCCATTCTGGAAGGCTTCGCCGTGCGAGCTGCTATTCGCAGCTGGTCCGGAGCCATGGCCAGCCAAGAGGATGAGGAAGGGGTCTTTGAGCAAGACCCTGAGCCCCATGAAGTCCTGACCGCTTTTCTCATCGGCGGTGCGGCGAAGATCGATTTCCATGACAGCGTCCGGATCACTGGCTCCTCGATGGAGCCACGGATTGAACCGGGCGAGAGGGTGATTTTCTATAAAGACTCGGCGATCATCAACCGGTCAATCGTGCTGGTCGAAGACCCGGAGATGCACGTCCGGATCAAGAAGATCGAGCGAGAAGGCAACCGGTACCGGCTGGCCTCGATCGGCAGCGGCGCGACCTATCACGATCTCACGGACTGGAAGATCCTCGGGCACGCGATTTGTATAATGGGAAGGCCAGGCGAAGGGAAACGGAACATCGAATGGGACGATGGCCGATATTTGAGGGCCTAATCACGGGAATCTAATGCGGCGGTCTAGACGTAGAACATTGCAGACTAGTACCTGAATCACCTATGTTGTTATAATGCACGGACAAACGTGTGGCTTGGGAAAAATCTAGAGACCGGTGGCTTGAAGGCAACATCAACGGCCAGGAAGATTGGGAAGACGTCAGAAATTGGATCGAAAAAGATCCAATCTGGAAAAATGCTGACTCCGTTTCCATCAAAAAGAAAAAGGGAAGCCACCATGGTCATATTTTTATCCGGGGCATCAGCCAAGTTCTGCCCGACTGGGGCGGTGATCACTTTGCCGTGTCGACCACTGGCGGTCGATGGGTTAAGAAGTGGATCGTTGAACAATTGGTGAAAGGCTACCGAGAATTACAAGGTCTAACCGAGGAGTGACAATGAACGTGAATGGAAGAATAAAAGTGGATTGGCGCAAATACCGCCTGGTCATGGAATCCATGACAGATTCAGACGGAGGAGGATTCCGCGTGTATCACCCAACGCTAGGCTTTTCTGTCTATGGCGTTGGTGACACGAAGTCCGAAGCGATCAATAGCCTGATCACCGCTCGCGAGCACTATGAAGAGTTCATTGCGGGCATACCTGGCTATCAAGTTCCAGCTCCCACCGCTGCGGACTTTTTCAATCGACCGGACGGCGAACCTTGTGACGACAGCTTGCCAGACACGGCATACGCAGCGTGAAGAAAACAGAAATCTCTAAGCCGGAAGTGACCAGCGCCGCGGCATCAGCTGCGGTGTACAACGAGATCATCAGCCGAATCGTGCCGGTGAGCGTGACGCTTGTCGGGACTGAAAGCAGCCTCGACCGTCGTACATCGGAGCTACTCAAAACTGAGTCTGCCTGGAATGAGGCGATCGTTGTAGACGGGCCGAACGCGGGAACTCACCAGCACGAATACACCATTCGCCAAATCGGCGCATTTGCTTGCCTTCCGCTGATAGGCGGCGGGAAGCCGGTATTCAAAGGGCATGCCACTTACGAAGTCGTCATTGGGTCGGAAGTCGAAATTCCTAGCGACTTTTGGGCAAGGTTCCTTAAGCGCAATGTCGTCCTGTACACGCACCCGGCTTTTCGCGATTTGGCTGCAAGCCTCGTTAGCAGAGCCAATTTGATGGCATTGCCTATGGGGTCCGTCGCAGTGACCCAAAGGCCCGTTGCAGCGCCGGCAGAGACGGACGTGGCTCCGGTCAAGTCCGTGGCGAAAAAGAAGAGTCAGGACTGACGAGACGGAAAAATCAAAAGGCCCCGGCCAATCGGTCGGGGCTTCTTTGTGCGTGGATGGAGATGAGGGGAAGGGGCTCGGGCTCCACGGAAGACAAAGCCTTCGCCCCCGTTCTGCTAAGTTCGGCTCTGTAAAGCCGGGCACACCTGACCGTGATGATCCAGCGGCATCCGCAATCGTACCAGCATGTGAACAAAATATGCACTTTTTTGTGCCGCCCACTTGACACACTGCACAAGATTGTGCAAATCTGTCCCTGTCGCCACGACCAATACAGGCGACCAGGAAGCAGAAATGCAGAGTACACAGACAAATCACATCAATGAGCTTTGCGACATTGCCGTAGAGATCAGCGCTCACTCGGATCGGCTCACCCAAGCGGTGAAGGCAGTTCTCGTACCATCCTATCGGTCAGCTACAGAGGCTGATGTCGCCAAAGCAAGGCGAATCAAAAGAGCGTTCGCCGAGGCAACCGACAAGTTGATCGCGCAAATCGACATACGCGATCTCGCCAAGCGGATCGCCGAGCGAAGCAACGAGGCCTATTCCTTTAATCGGTACGCCGACTGGGAGGAATGCGCGGAGGACATTCTCGGCCTTGGATTTTCCGAGATCGAGACCGAAGTGATTCTCCGGTCCAAGTGGATGAGATGGGCGGCAGATATTGATGGTGGCGAATACGGCAAGGTTAAGTCTGTCGCGATTGTCCGTTGCCTGCAGATTCCCGGACTTCTGTTCGCAAAAACGCAAGGCGCAGAGTTCGATCTGCGTCTCGCCGAATTGGTCGCGTCGACGTTCCCAGGAACGGTGGAAGGTCTCGACTGATGAACCGGGCCCAGCAGACAGCCGCCACCAAAGCTGCCAACATCATCCTTAGCGGTCCGCTCATGGGACCGGGATTCGTCGAAAAGAGCCTCAGCCGCGCGATCACGCAGATCCGCAACGGTCAGCGATTCGCGACGATCACCGGCCACGATCTCTACTGTGGATGGTCACTCGCTCTTTCGGAAGATGGATTCGGCACGTTTGTCTATGGTGGCGAACTGGATGCCAAATCCGCCGAGCCGACTCTGAGCCGCCTTCGCGGTGATGACCGGGTCGGAAAGCTCTTCACCGAGTTTTCGCCCATCTGCTCTTTGATCCACTTCCAACTCTGCCCGAAAGGGCAGGAGGTAACCCCTTGAGCCTCATCGAGCGACTAGATCAAGCGGAGAATCAGGACCAGACCCTGAGCCGGGAAGAGCAGCTCATCAATGAATGGCGGGAGATCGAGCAAATCGAACGCCAAGCCAAGGCCCGAAAGGAGCAACTTCGCGAAGAAGTTGAGGCTCTGCTCGAAGACGGCATTTACGTCGGAGACGAATTCTCGCATCTGACATTCCAGGAGCGCAGAACCCTCGAAGTGGACTCGGCGAAACTGCTCGCCGTTCTGGGCCAAGACATCTACAACAAGGTGAGCGAGGTCAGCGTGACCAAGGTCCGCAAGATGGCCGATGCCGGCGTAATCGCTCCAAGGGAACTCGCCAAGGTTGCGAAAGAGAAAGTGTCCCGCGCACTGGTTAACAAGGTGGTGAAGCGGTGAGGGTCACGAACAACGGTATCGAGTTTGGCGGCGCAAAGCCTGCCTATGTCGAAACTGGTCTCATCGATCGGCCCTTGATTCTCAGCCTTTCGCCCGAAGACCCAAAGCGGTTCGCGTCGCTGGCCCGGACAATCGTCCGGCAGTCGGTGGCCACGGGCCTGCAGCTCTGCATCTGCGTCGAGATGGGAACTGGCCAGGCGATGATCTACGACCGAACGCTGGTCCAACCCTACGGTTGCATCGCGATCATGTCTTTCGATGCCGCTAAGGCGAAGATCGCTGGTGTCTTCAACGGTCTCACCGTTCATTTTCCACTCTCCCGGCCTCTCAAGGAGGCCTTGTACCACGAAGCGAAAGCCGAGTGGGACGCAATTCATCGATAAGGAAATCACAACCAAATGGCAAATCTCAAACCTTGCTTCACTGACGGCTACTCGGGCCACGACACGCTCGAATACGCCATCCTCTCGACTCTCAACAAAGCCGCGGCGGGCGGCCATCGATCGGAGATCAAGCTCGAAAAGTTCGCGCTTTCTCTTGGCTGCAAGATCGAGCGCCTTCGCTCATCGCTTCGCAAACTGAGCGACGGCGGCAACATTAACTGTCCGACCGTGATCGATTGGGATCAGATCGGGTCGATCCAGCTGGGTCAGCCGATCGTAACGTGCGAAGCGGTTCAGTTCTCGCTCGACGATTTCGATGAGCCGAGCGTTGGCAGTTCGCTCGATGCGCTGTCTCCGACCAATGACGTGGACCTCGAGTTCGACGGCAGGTTCTGCCGCTTCGCGATTCGCTACGAAGACGATGGCCAGGTCACTCTCACGATCTCCGATGGCAAGAGCCACAAGGCCAAGAACCGCGACGAGGTCGTAAACCAGACCTTTGCGACCAAGGACGAGGCGATCTCCTACGCCAGGGACTACGTTGGCACGTGAGTTTGCCTGGACGACAACGGCGATGGAGTGCGAAATGGACGGCTGCGTTCTTGAGATCGAGCAGTACGAAGGCAAGTTCTACTGGAAGGTCAAGACATTAGTTCTCGGTCGGCTCCTGAAACAGGGCCAGGCTTCGCGCCTGGCCAACGCCAAACTCGCCTGCGAAACTGCGTACAAGGAGGCCACCTCGTGACCCCCATCAACACCTACACACTGCGGGCCTACCGCACACGCCGCGACTGGCTACCGTTCATGGTCGGCATCCTCGTGGGGCTCTGCCTCGCGCTGG